TACTTCAACCGCGTGTCCATCTTTGACTCTTTCACAGCAGTCGCATTGTCAGCATCGTAGTCTGCTTGCAGTGCTTTGTTGTTCGACGCTACTCTGCCACCCTTTTTGTAGGTTCCAGAAAGCATCGAAATTGCTACCGGTGGGGATGCAGGCTTGCGCCCCTGTGGCATCTGCTCCGGACCGCCGTCGTTTTGTACGCGGCCGCCCTCAGCAAACTTTTTTGCAGCACCGCCTGTGCGGTATCCACCGCTGTTAGCTTTCATCACGCCGCCAGTAGCAAAGCCACCTGCATTGCCTTTCTTCACTTCACCCGTCTTGGCAGGTGAGTTGTCAGGCTTCGCAGTGTTCATCTGGGTGGTGTCATACGAGCCCGAGGTTTTCTCGGAAACGATTGCACCACCGGTGGCGCACTTCATCATGCCGCCCTTCTTGAAGCCACCAGCGTTGCCGTTCTTCACACCGCCAGTCTTGGCTGGTGAGTTATCGGGCTTGGCAGTATTAACAGTGGTCGTTGTATACGAACCCGACGATGAACGCGATGGAATTTCACCACCGGTCGCGTAACTCATTCCGCCACCTTTGAGCTTCAACTTCGTTCCCTTGCCACCCATGTGCTCTTGAGCATCGTGCTGCTTGAAGGCTTTCTTGATCATAGCCTTGTCTTGCGCCGTATCACCGCCTTCCTTCATACCCATCATCTTCGCTGCGCGGCCTACAGGAGCCGACTGAGCAGCACCCATAGCCTTCATAGCACGGCGACGTGCGGCAAGCGCTGGCATCTTCGGAGCGGCCGCTGGGGCCATTCCACCGCGAGCAGGTCCGACAGAGCCCATAGGCATTCCGCCCATTTGCATCTTCTTCTCTACCGTACCGCCTTTCTTCAACTTCAACTCAACAGATGGCTCTGTGGTCTCCATCTTCACCATTGGCAGAAAACTAGACATTTTGAACTTCCTTTAATTTGTTAAACAAATCACGGGCTATTTTCTTGGCTCGAATCTTTTCAATTGTTTCTTCGGAGTGTTTGTACCCAACCCGATTGCTTGGCTTACCTTTCTTGGATTCACTTAACTTGCGTTTAGTTTCTTCCGTAAGGGTAACACCCTTCCTTGGGCTTGGATTTCCCAAAAGAGACTCTGAAATTTTTTTCTTTGTATCTTCTGAAACCACACGACCAAACTTTGCTCCACCTCCACCTTCTCCGCCTTTGGTTAGGTTATAACCATTTGGATGAAAAGTGTTGTGTTGCTCAATTAACAATCTCTCAAGATCAAACGCGGCTTCTTTGTCAAAAGCATCAGCAATATGTGTAAAAACAAAACAATCTTTACCATATTTTTTGATTGCTCTATGCAACAAAGGATTCTCACCAAGAGCTTTTTTATGCTGCTTCCACCGCTCGTCCAAATTTTTAGAAATACCAACATATTGCTTGGCATTCATAGTATTGGTGATGATGTAGACAGCATAACCCATGATTTAGCCTTTAGGCTTGTGTGACGCCGAGAGCGCCAGTACGGGTTGCATTGGGGCCGACTGCAATCGCAGGCATTGCAATCGCCATCACCAGACGCTTGAGGCCATTCGTTGCGCCAGACGGCACATAAGTACCGCGAACGTCACCAGTCGTGGTCGTAGCCGTTGCCGTAGCCGCCACAGTGAGGTTTCCTGCATCAGCCGCCAGCGTGTTGTCGTACTTCACGTTAATGACGTAACCAGCATCAAACACACGAACCGGAAGACCGATGATGTCAGTTGTACCAACTGTAATCGCAACACCCGGAGCGCCAGATACCGTAATGCCAGTAATGATGTAGAACGCTTTCTTGCCGTTGACCGCCGTTGAAGCAGAACCACTCGATGCAATCAATTCGCTCATGGCCTGACCGTAGTAGTCAAAACCAGAAACCGTGAAGTTGCGCGTGGTAGGAGAGCCTGCCCCGGTGGTTACGCTAACAGCGCGAGGAACATCCAACTGTAGAGCCGTTGCGCCAGTGTTCAACACAACAGACTTTACCGAAGTGCCAGCGGTTAGCGTGAGCGAACCAGCGGCTGCAGGAGTCTGCGAAGCGGCAATGTTGTTTGCAACCAATGCTTGGGGAACAACGTCAAAGACATAAACGCGACCAAGTGGGCCAACGCCTAGATCCATCGGTGACGGATTGTCGAAATTAATGTTGCCGTGCGCGGTCATCGTAGTACTAGCCGCAGTAGACGAAGCGCTTACCGTGTAAGTGCCAATCCCACCAGTGCCAGTGCCGAACGCCGTGATGTATGTACCATCGGTGACGCTTGAACCGTCAACGTACATACCCACAACAAGTGGCGCGCCTTGCAACAGAGCGGTCACGGTCAGCGTTGTAGTCGCAATCGAACCAGTGAATGTCGTGCTGTAAGGGCGAATACCCGTACCCATGTAAGTCTGGGCAGGACCTAAAAACAGGTCATCTGAAAACTGCGGCATGGAATTGCTCCTTGAAAAGTTTATTCCATCAATGAAGAAGGGGACCAGCCCTTAGACTGATCCCCGTTTTGGCGTCAGAGGCCCGGAGTCCCAAAAAGTGCGCGTGGATCCGTCCAGCCCACCTGATAACGCTCGGTTGCCTTGTAGCGCATAGAGTCGGTCTCGAAATCACCTTCCATAGTCTTTTCGAGTTTGCGACGCATCAGCAACTTCAGGCCCTCAGGCGCATCGGTCTGAACCCACCAAGCGGTCTGGTTCGTCAGACGCGACAGAACAGCAGCACCCTCATCCAACAAGCCAATCGACTTGACGGGGTTGATGTCGTTGTTAGCCGTGCCTGCACGCAGAACCGACTTCAGCAGAACCTCGGCTTGGAACACGTTACCCGGTGCAACCACCAGTTGACGTGGAACCAGACGAATCTTCTTGCCGTTGTTGTCCACTGCCTGACGGATCTGGATGAGCATCTGCTCAAGCGAGGTCTGCGACAGGTTTGCTGCAGTAGCCAACTGGTTAGAGAACGAACCGTTCACGATCGGGTGAGCGGTGTTGATGAGGCTTACGCCGTCGCCACCGACATACGAACTGTTGAACGCACGGTTAAGCACGTTTGCCGACAACGTCTCTTTGGTCTCAATCAGCGACTGAGCAAGGTGACGAGCGTAGACGTTACCGATACGGATGTGATCGCCGTCCTCAACCAACACTTTGGTCAACGCGAAGGCTAGGCCATACACGTTGTACACATAGCGCTGCAGGAACAGAACACCACCTTGCTGGTACGAAACCGGAGTCCCGTCTGGCAGTTGAGGTGCCGCGCCGAAACCGTACAGGACGGGCTCTTCGTGGTAGTTACGGGGAATACCGGTCTGCTCGCGGAAAACCCGCGACCATTCATCGGTACGCTGATCATAGACTCCATCAAAACACTCATTGAGGATCGGCTCAACGATGCTCCGGAAGTCCGTACTGCGCATTGGGGCTGCCATGACTTGCCCTCCTTAGAATGCGTTAATGGTTGCAACGAACTGGCTGCGGCTCACTTGAACCTGAACAACCGTGAAAGCATCGCCCCAATCGTTATCAACCGCAGGGGTGAGGCCGATGATCCGCATATCGCCAACTGCTCCCGAACCAGCCAATGTGGTCGAGATCATGCACTGCGAAAGACCCGTGGTGGTCGATCCTGCAGCGATGCTGGCAAAGTTAGCCTGATCACCAATCGAGGTCTGAGCCAAACTACCGTTGGCCTGAATGTCGTAAACGATATTCGGGTCAGAGTAGTAATAGGTGACTTCAGAACCGGTGACATACGCCGTGTTGGCGACCCACTGGTTGCTGATTTGGCGGCGACCAGAAACGTCAGTCCACTCGTGACCAGCGAAAGCACCCTGATAGGCGCTGCCAGCCGTTGCGGCAATGATGTTTCCAGACGTGTTGAGAGCTACAGGCTGGCCTTTCAAAATACCAGTGTTGTAGGTTGAGGCAATACCGTTAGCGAGCGCAATAGCCCGATCCAGACCAGACGGATGGAACGAGGGGCGCAAGCCGAACGGAGCACTTACTGCTGACATAGCAAACTCCTTTGTTAACCGGAAAATACCGGGGTCTTAACAGTTCGGTCCAATT